GTCAAGTAAATGTTCTTTTGCTCTTTCTATAACTTCAAATCTATTATCTCCACACATTTCCATCATCATTTACTCCTTTCTCCCCTTTCGGGGTGGGCGGGTAAGGATTTGCACCTTACATGGCATGGCTCCATGGCAACTAAATACCATTCACCCAACGATTATTTAATCTCCTTACCACCATGCCTTACCAAGCCTGCGTCTACCTATTCCGCCACCGCCTGTTATTAATATAAAAAATAGAGTATATACTTCCCTTGTATATACTCTATTATAATATATCCATATTAAATTGTAAATAGATATTACCTAATTATCTTCTGTTTTAAAAGAAATTTCACCGCCATCAATAATACCAATTGAATGACTATCAAATTTACACATTGATTCAAATGGAATATAAAGACCTTCAGGAACTGTTGGATCATCACCCTCTTTAAAATATTTCAATAACATAAGATCATAATAATATATGTATGTTCCTAAACCAGATATTGGATTTACTCCATCTCCATCTAAACAAGGGTGGTATGGAACAGGTTTTGAATTACCAGTTGTGGTAAAAAATTGAACACAATAATTTCTACCCTCTACTGTACCCTCCGTCCCCTCTTCGTATGCTTTTTGCCCTATCAATTCTGGGTAACCAGAACTAGTATTGTCAATAAAAATTCTAGCGTATAAACACGTAGTTTCTGATGGTGTTTGTTGAGGATTAGGTAGTATTAAATTTATCAAATCTCGCCAAGGAACAGCAAAATAATATCCTCTTATAACAAACTCAAATGTATCTCGACTAAATACTACATCAGCACTATCTAAATCTACACGTAAATTTGAATTTATTTTTAGATGTTTTCCACCATTGCCAATAATTTCTGAAGGTGTATCACCAGATTGTTTTTGTGCTAATCCATCAGTAATAATAAATCCATCTAAATCTATTAATCTATTTATAAGTCTTGTTAAACTATTTTCTGTTATAAGTCTATTAATACTCCCCATTTTTGTAGTTGGGAAACTATTTATAGATTCTAAGTAAGAATATGATTGATCTGCCATTTATTTTATCGCTCCTTTATGAACATCAGTTGTTAATGCTTCATCGGAATTATCAGAATATAATAACTCTGTATACCATGTAAATATTGCTGAAGTCTTTTCTCTAATTGAAATAATATCGTCTAAACCTAAATTTATTTCTGCAAAATATTTACGATTTTGCTTATTATACGAACATAATCTTGCTTTTAATACATAATTATTACTTTCCATATTTTGTATTACATCATCCATAATGGCACCATTGAAGTCGGAAGCATAAACAGTAGAAGTTAATATACCAACCCAGTTATTTAAAGTAGTATCATATCTATATTGTCTGCCACCTATATTTACTGGAGAATTTAATATTGACATCCATATACCATTATCAAAATAATTATCGGAAAGTGAAGTATCACTTTCTGGTACAATATATCCTATATCTAATAATCTTGGTAGATCATCCATAGGAGATATATTACCAGATATGGCTTTTGCAAATAATAAAGCCATATCCGATAAACCTGTATTATGTGTAGATTGCTTAAGTATATTATTATTTCGTTTTAAAGTTATTTCAACTTTACCTCTATAAACATTTATATCTTTTATCATTTAATCACCTATACTAACTTCAGTGTCATCTGTTGTATCTTCAGGAGAAGATGATACAGATGCTATAGAAACTGCATTAATATCAATATCTTTAATAACTTCTCTCTGGAATTCTGATGCACCATATGGAATATCACCTTCGTATTTTTCTTCTCTCTGTTTTACTAATGAAATATCTTGTACTGTAGTACCTTCAATATCAGTAGTATTTGTAAAGAATAAAAATACATACTCTTTATATTTAAACTGTTCTACTACTGTTCTGTCTGATCCGAACATATATTCAACAACCATTCCAGACGGTAAAACCATTTCTAGATATTTGTTTAAAATATAAAGATTAGTCATATTTGGATATTCAGAAAGAAATATTAAAATCGTGTAAGGTTTTATATCTCGTCCTATAATATTTGATACTTCTTCTGCAGATTCTTTATCTTTAGCTGTAAGAGCTGTTACATAATTAAATACTTCTTCTGAATCTAAGAAAGCATTTATTAGAATGTTAACTGCTTTTAAACTGCCTTTATACTTTAATGCTATTGGAAGTGCCTCTAATAAATATCTATTTGAATAAGCATATTTATCATAAATACCAAATTTATTTCCTATTAAAGGTAATATAGTATCCTTGGCTCTTCTTGTATCCGTTATAGCTTCCATAGAATCTATATTATATTTTAAAGCGTTTAATGTAAAATCATATAACCTACATAGTACCTGAAAATCCCTTGATTTTTCTATATAATAATCTGGAACTAATTCTTGTGTTCTTATCATTATTATCTCCTTGATGTATTCCTAGTTATAAATCTACAATCTAATTCATCAAAATCTAATTGAGGGATTGTAAAGTTATTAAATGGATGATTATTTTCAAAGAATGATTTAGGATCTAAAGGATCTGTAATTAAGTCATTATTATCAATTCTAAACGCATAATTATATAATGATTCATCATCTAATCTTCTTATCTTTGATTTTAATTCATTAAACAATTCAGTAGAATATAAATTATTATTTTCATATTTAAATATATCATCAAAGATAATATTAATTGACGGAGATTCTAATTTGATTAATGGGTTGTCTGCATTTACTTTTAAAACAGGCGGTTTCGTATCAGCTGTTGATATATAAAAATCTTTATCTTTATAATAAGTTTTATCTTTATTTGCTACTGTGTCAGAGGATAATGTATAATAAATATCATCTCCAGCACCTTGTTGCTCATACCAACCTAGTTCAGCTGGATTATGAGTTTTAGACCAAGTAACTATATTTTCTGTATCGATAATAACTTCTTCTAATAGATCTTCACCTGTTGTTGTATCTTCACTCAACGTATAATTATCTCCATCAAATTCATACCAACCAAACCATTGAGGAGAAGCAGTTATATTATAATAATTAGAATAATATTCTGTTAAATGAGCTGGTACTGAAATTTTAATATAATCATCAGTTTCAGGATTAGCATCTACTGTTAGATCTAAGTAATGGTATTTTGTATCATTTATATAATAATTACTATTAGATAATCCTACGTATTTATCTTTATCAAAACCATATAAATGTTCACCATATTGTTGTTGGTTACTATCTAAGTTATGTCCTATTCTAACTTTTAAAGAAGGATCAGATGAAGGAACTGCACTTAAATTAACAGCATATCTCATGTCATCTTTACGGGCTTCTACATATTTACTTACCCAATATCTAACCCCAGTAGTTCCAGTATATACTGGCAAGATATATTTTCCTTTAGGAAGTAATATAGGTATTTCAATTTGTGTATCTATAATTTTTCCTATTTGTTCTTCTGGTCCATCTTCTAAATTTACATTAAATATAGCAGTAGTTGTATAGTCTGATCCATAAGTATAAATACCAGTTGCATTAGTTAATGGTACAAATTCATAAACACTATTAGGAACATCAGATCCATAAATATCTTCTGTGGTTACATCTACATATCTTCCAGCTACATTATCAACAGGAGTTTTTAATTGTATTGTAACATTGTCATAGTCACTTCCATTTATAGTTGTTACTTCTGTTAACTCCCTAAGTTCATTATATGAGTATAATACTAATGAATGGTTTGTTTCTAATTTTTGACCATCTTTAGTCGAAGTATTTAATAATAAATGTGAATAACCTTGCCAATCATACCCCTCTAATTCTAATTGATTGAGATCTTCTATAGAAGAACCATTTCGTTGATATGATATAGAATAACTATTTAAATCTAGTACTATTTCTGTATTACTAAATCTAGGCCATACAAGAGAATTTTGTGAACTTACAGGAGCTTCAAATCTTAATATATCTCCCTCAGCAAATGACCACATTTCATTCTCAACTATCCTAATAGAAGTATCAGGTTGTATTGTTTGCCATTTCTTTTCACCTATAACATTTACAGGATCTTTTGAAACTTCATCATTATCCAAAGCTTCACATACCCAAGGTGCCACAGGTTCAAAAGATTTTGTAACATAATAATTAGGTGTGAAATACTGTTTTGTAGTTAGTTTATAAAGATCTTTAAATTTATACAATCTAACAGCTAAATAACATTGTAAATTATCGACTGACATTATACCACTACTAGTAGCAAATGCCATTAATAAATATCTACAGTATTCACATAATTGTTCATCTATACTTGCATTTATTGCTTGATTATCACCTGTGGTTATAGGAATTGTTCTATCAAATATTTCCACTAATGGAGAATTAGTATCTTCTACTAATTCTTCATATGATATATCTCCAATAACTGATATATATGATTTAGGTATGATAATTCTATAATTTTCAGCACTATTGGCAACATCAGTACCTTCTGTTGAATCATAATGATAGTGACTATAATCTAAATAGATATTAGCACCACTAAGGGCACTTCTCATATTTTGTGTTGCAAAATCAGTAACAGATATAGCAATATGAGTTGACGTATCACCTGCTTCTGGAGATTTAAATTTAGGAATTCTCCAACCAAGTTTATCATCTAATTTAAATGGGTGATTCCCACATATTGAAGTATTCCAATTATACATAATATAATTGATAATAGATGTATAATCATCAGTATAATTTTGACTAGCAGTAGAATATAAAGAAATTAAATGTGATAACATATTAGAACCAACTCTGTATGAAATATTAGTTCTTCTATCATCCCACATATAAATTCCGTCAGATAAATCAACTTTATAATAATATCCATTTTCTGAAGGATTTACTGACCAGTCAGTTGGAGTAACTTCTTCAAAACAATAATTTTGAGTCAGTGAAGTAGGATAAGTCAGTACACTTTCATCAGGTAATAACTGAGGAGTAGTATCTTGTGATCTCACAAATACACCATCTTGTTCTTCAAACCAACCGGAAGATGGATTATCTGTTGTTTTTATATCTGTTATTCTAGTTCCTTGTGAATCTCTATAATATGCTTTATAAGATTTGTATCCATCTTTAGGAGCTAATAATCTTTGACTTATATAATCAAAGTATGTTGTATTAGTTGGATTTATATTTATATTTTTAAAAGTACTCTTATCACTTATGTCTATATCATAATAACTTGCATCAGTAAATATCTTTCTTGATAATATAGACTCATCTACTGATGATGTATATCTAAGATAATTATTATAAGAAGCACCATTGCTTAATCCATAATAATCAGTAACTCTTGAGTTCATACAAGAAACTATTTCATACCAACCCATATCTTTTGGACTAACATTTGTTAAATAGTTACTTAAACTAACTTCTGAAAATACATCACTAGATTGTGTAGTAGCAGAATGACCAAAAGGTTCAGAATCACCGATTAGTTTATATAACCCTGAATTATCATCCATAACTAATACATAATAATTTGTACTAGGATCATAAACTTCATGAACTGATCTTTCATATTTTCCAGTTTCATCATTATATTCAAAGAATCCATTAGCGTATGGATTCATAATATCAAATCCACCTGAATGTGATGTTATGGTTTCAAGTATTCCGTCTTTATATCTTAATTCACTTGATTCTTGACCAAATGTATTTATATTTTCAAAGTGGAAACATTGTGAAGCATCGTCATCATTAAAGGTTCCAGTTACACCACAATTTCTATATATAGTAGTACCTGCACCAAGAATAGCTAAATTAGAGTATGAACTATCTGTATAATATAACCATTCTCCAGTCTTTAACGTATAAGAATTTTTCTGCTTATCAGATAATAAATCTGTTGAAGGATCATACTCTGGGAATAACGTGAAAGTTTTTAATTTTCCATCATTTGTATATTGAGGAGTTGATAATACCCAGAAGAATTTATAATTATCTGATGGAGAAAGCTCAACAGTATATATACTTTGTAATTTAATAGTATTAGTTCCAGTTATAGAATTATTTATTATAGAAGAACTATTATAAATTTCTGTTACGTAAGTATATGTATATACTTGAGTTTCATACCAGTTATCTGTTGAAGTCTCAAAATATGGAGTTATCTTTGACTTAGCAAAAGTTGTTAATGAATTAAAATTAGTTTGTGAAGCCATATCAAATGACGGACTAATTATAACTCCTTTTGAACAAGCATATACAGAAAATCCATCAGGTTGTTTAGTCGTACCAATTTCTGCTGTGTCAGAAAAATAAGATTGATAAAATATTACATACTCATTATCTTGTAATTCGTATGACTGACCTGCTTTTATATCATTATATAAGAAGCACTCATAATGAATTCCAGATGAAAATTCTCTTATTGTATCTAATTGTGGTCTATATAAAGATACTGTTTCATTTGGTTTTAACTTATAACTTTGTCTTACATAAGGATTATTAGTATCTGAAGAATAAGTAGTTATAGCATCTTGCCCACCAATATCTATTACAGCTTGACTAGTTATGTAAGATATATTCTCATAAAAATTTATAAACTTTTGATTTAAATGGAAAGAAAATATATCATCAGGAGTTAATAAATATGTTGTACCACTTAATATTGATTTGCATAATATATCTTCTCCTATAAGCTTACCAATTATTTTTGATTCTGATTTTTGATCATAATCTAATTCATATAAAGGTAAATTTGTTGGTATATTTTCTCCTACTGCATAATTTGTATATTGAGAATAATGTATATTATCAACTTTTATAAAGTAATCTACTCCATCTAAGAATTTAGTTCCTTTAGCAGGCACATAAGTTTTCTTATCTAATAGGACATCACTTATAGAACCAGGAAGTGTAACTTCTTTATATTCTTTAGCTTGTGCGTCATAATATACTGCTCTTGTATAATAATTTATACTTCCAAAGGAAACTTCTCTAATTCTATCATCACTATTTACTATTATATTAGATAAATAATCAGTACTTATAGGATCTCCAAAGTATACTTGTGAACTATTAACCCCATCATACAGAGCTCTTAATATATTCTTTTGAATTTCTTCTTGTATTTTAGAATTTAAACTATCATAAGTAGATATATTTACAGTCAACGGATAAATATTTTTAAAGAATACTACATGAGGCATCAATGCTTCTACGTCTAATTCATAAATAGTAACATTTTGAATTGAATCTATTGAACCACCTATTTCGTATTCCGTAAATAATTGATAATGAATATTATCATCAGCTTTTCTATAATAGGCTTTATTTTTTAAGAATACTTCATCTTCTGTTTCTTTATATGTATTTTCTCCTAATGGTAAAATATCTTCGTATGTATGTTCTAAATGAGCTACATCACTAAGCAGATAATTTAAATCTAATTCATCAGTTGATATTTGAAATGTTTCATTAAATGCTTGCTTACTATTTAAAGAAATAGAGTTATTTAATAAATAGAATTTTAATGAAAATTCAGTCATTGCATCATGTGATGAAGCAACTCTAGAAACAAATTCATATAGCCCAAGATCTTTAGGATTAGTATTATCTGAAAATACTCTTTCAGTTAAAGTATCATTTTTAATCTCATAATAAGTTTTTCCTGATAATGCTAATGTATCGTTAGTTAATTGGAATCTATAATCAAAGTTAGATTCCAAAGCTGTTTTATCTATTATCTGTTCTACTTTTACAATAATAGAATCTAAACTTTTCTGTTTACTTACAATCTTATAAACTGTTTGGACATCATTTGTTCTATCACATACAAAAGCATTAGAACAAATATCTAAATCATTTGATTTTATATAATTTAAATAATCTCTTAATGTTATTAATGTATGGAAAGTACCTACAGTTTTCTTATAATTTTCGTAAGCTTCATTTATATTTTCTTTTTCAGCATGTCCGGTTGCTGCTGCATAATTCTGTATGGAAACATTATTAGTAGCTAATATAACACCAGCATCTTCTTTTGGTGAAAAAGGAACTAAGAATTTTTCTAATGCTTGAGCTGGTATATCATTATATGTTTCATCTATAATCATATAAATTATTTCAATACCATCTCCAAATAATTCTGGATAATTATCAGGAAACTCTAAATAACAAGAATTAGCATGATTATCATATCCAAACTTATATCTTAATTCATTATATGATTGCTCATATATATTATCAACTCTTTTCCAATCAGCATAATTATTTTGTTTTGTATTAGTAATAAATATGCCGTTTTGTGATACCATTGGAGTATCAAAATATAATCTATGAGTTTCTGTATCAACCATCTGTGATGTAATTACAGTTTCTTGTCCTAAATAAGTATATGTAGCAGGAGTACCCTCCATAGCTATCATTCTTAATTCTTTAGAATCTGTAGTTAATAACCCATCAGAAACTACTATACCGTTTGCACCTTCAACACCAATTAAAGCGTAATTAGTATTTTCTCCTTCATCTGTAATTATAGTAAACTTAGGTATAGTATATGATTGTACTTCAGATTCATTAGTGTCTGGAGATTTAATCCAATTTAATACAACTGGTACAGTAGCACTCTTGTACCAATTCATGTAATATCCTAATTGTTCGTATAATTGCTGTGCATTTGCATCTTGTGTAACAGATAATGGAAAAGCTTCTAGTATACTCTTATCAATATTATAATTACATTTATCAGCTATTAATGCTGATAGCTTAACTAAAATAACACCCGGATCAGATTCATCTGATATTGATGGATCCCATTTATAAGTTAATTTCTTTACTAAATCTAAAGTCTCTGTATAAATAGAAGAGAAATCAAGATTAGTATAAGAAATACTTTGGTTGTTATTTACAATGTCTTGAGCCATTTAATTTTTCTCCTACATTAAGTTATAGTTATCCATTTATATATTATAACATAAAATAATTACAATGTAAATAATTATTCTTCATCAATTAGTATTTTTATATTAAATAAGTTAGATGGAATTTTAGAATCTGCTTTTACTGAAATAGAAGCATTAACTAGATTACCATCAACTTCAACATCTATATCATCTCTAGTAATACTTACTTGAGGCATATAAGAATATATTGCATTAAAAATTTCATCTTTAAGTAATTCTACTACTACTGGTTTAGCTGCTTGGCTCCATAAAATTTGTTTCATATTTAACCCATAATATGGATCACCAAACAACCCACCTCTATTTGACATTAATAAAGATTTTAGATTTACCTTTATAGCATCATAATCTTCATTTAATCTTACTTTTGAACCATTAAAAATATTTGGAAAAGCTATTGAATACATTAATATCCTTTTATATATTATTAGCCATTACTGGACCTAAATACAGAGCACATAAGGCACAAGAACCATTTATAAGATTACCTTTACTCTCAGTATCATTATAAACGGTCATACTAATTTCATCACCAGCTTGTGCAGATAACACTCTTGGTGATATATTTACATCTGTTCTCACTGTAGAACCACTGGTTCTAAATCTAGAACCTTTTATTGATTCTTTCTCAACATTTCCAGCATAACATACAGTAGTACAATATATAGCGTTAGCAGAAGACCCAAAATCATTACCGAGTCTTACAGACCCCCATACTAATATATTGCCAGCTGACAAGACTTTAATTCTTCTTGTAGTTGTATCAAATTCAAATGCATTACCATAATTATGTTGTAAGTTGGGTAATGGTATTTCCTTTATAGTTGATGATACAGAAGTAGTAACATTACTATCACCAGATATCTTCATATATGAATTAATCATAATATTATCTGCAGTTCTATAAGAACTAGATAAGGTGGATCCATAGAGTACATTTTTTGGAACTTCTTCTGAAACTATGTATGAAATATCCGAGTAGTACCAATACCAATTATTCTGCAGAGTGTAGGAAGTATCACTTTCATTTGTTCTCTTCTTTTTATAACGAAGATTCCAATTTCTCCACCCCTCAGTTACATGTTTAGTACGCCATAATTGTAAATCTACAGACATGCCTATTTTATTTGAAGAATTATAATAACTAGCAATATTTTCCCATGTATATACAGAATTATCACTAGATGTTAAATCTGTCAAAAAAGATTCAGTTATAGTTATAGTAGATAAATTTGAAGTTGAAGGATTATTTTTTGTTATATATGGACTAAAACGTATTTTTATTCCAGAACTACCACAAGATTCTGGGGATAAATCTGTTGCAAAAGTTCCTACGACATATGAACTGGAACGTCGTGGAAAAGTTGTTCCAGCAGACCAACCAGTTGTTTTATTGAAGAATTTTCTGACAGGTGTGTTTTCCTTAGAACCAGAAGTATATATTCCTAAAGCTCTACTTCCTGTGCTTGTATTTAATTCCAGACCTTCCTGGGAAAATGTAGCATATTGTATAATACCATTATTAAGTGATATTCCATTTGGATTTAATGATACATTAACACCAGTTTCAGACCCTATAGTAGCACCGTTAGATGAAAAAGAAGCCAAGATCTCTTCGTTTCGCAAAAAAGATAAATTAGAATTTAGTACTGTAGAATAAGTTACTTCTTCATCATCTTCATCTACTAGATTAGAAAATACAGCACCATTAGATGAAAAAGAAGCAACTGGATTAGATTGATTATTAATAGTATCTACTGTATAAAAATCTAAACTATCTTCATCTAAGCCCATAAGTTGTAAATTTCCAGAATTTAACTGAATACCACTAGAATTTAATATTATATTCTTATCATAATTACTAGCATTATATCCAGCTTCATGTATTTGAATACCATTATTATTAATGTCAGTAATATATTTATTTGAAGAAGAATTTAAATCAATTGATTTACTTATCGTTCTTAAAGCCATCTCTATTTATCCTTATATTTATATACCTGTAATATAATAATCAACAATACAATTATTTTTTGTAGCACTTCCAGAATTCCAGAACATCTGAGATATTGTCGTTGTTGTGCAAAGCGTTCTCAAAGCCATTGCATACCCACTGCCGCTAGAACCTTTCATAGTTGCTTGACATGATTCAATTGTTGAAAACAGACCGCTTGGAAGTGTTACTGATTGATCGGCTGATCGATAACCTAATTTATCTGTAGAATTTAACTGTGTTGTACAAGCAACATCTGTCCATGTCTTTTCGCCCCAGCATTCAATTCTCCCGCTGCTCCATTTTCTGTATTTCCATATTCCGTCAGATCCAGTAGCGGTAACGTAATCTTTATCCTCGATAGTTGTGATTATTTTGGATACTTCTTGTATTGAACCGCTTGAAACCATTATGATGAATCTTCCATTTGTATTATTCATACCAAATAAAAGTAAATTACCATAGTTACAATTATCGCCTGATGAGGCTCCATTCACACCCCCGCTTCTATGAGGCATCCAAGAAAAATTGTACCAACCAGTAGGTATTGTTACTCCACCAAGAGTATAAGCTGTTCCTATATTAGCTGAACCACTACAACCGCTAGAATATCTTACCTCTCCTACCAATCCTTCTATAGTTGACTGTGAAGAACCGTAACTACCCATAGCAACTGATTGTTTAAAGGAAGTTTTAAGCTGCCCAGTCATTGTTCCGCCATTGGAACCTATGATATTTCCTGTAGAACATTTGGAAAGATTTGATGATGTACCTGAATAAGCTCCGTTCCAAAATGCAAGTGCAGATTTTGCAATGACTTTTGCATTTCCTTCTGTCGTGCTTGACCAATTCAAGTCACCTGCTGATGACCGAGTGTATTTATCGGACAGAGCTACGGCCCAATCTGAACCATTTATTAAGTATTTACCACTAGCTAAATTTGCCCCTGAAGAATTTAAAGTTATACTATTACCAGAAGTATTTTCAGCATGTATTTTTATGCTATTATTATCTATTCTTGTAATATATTTTGAGTCATCTACTGTAACTTCCATAGCAGTCATACCACCATCTGATGCTCCATCATCAAATGTATATGTTACTTTTATTTTATCAGTAAAAACACATAATAATCTACCTCTACCAGTATTGCCTGTGTCACCAGTTTCATAAGAACTACTATTATTTCTATACCAATGAAATTTAGTATAGTCTATAGATTCGTAGGCATTACTAGATTTTGGGTTTTGTGGCGCCGTAGTATAAGCTACATATGTTGATGTTGTACTGTTATAATAATAATATGTTTTACCTGATTGTGCAGTGGTATCTGAAGTTAATACATAAAATACTTCTACACCATTATGATATAAATGAGGATATAAGTATACATTATTAGATGAAATAGCAGTTGCAGGTTCTGTAGTTATTTCTATATTATACCCACTTATATTTATAGCATCATAAGCATTATAACTTCCACCAGCGCCATCTATTGTTAATGATTTAGCAGTTATATGTCCTTTTATGTTTAAATTACTATTTTTACTATCCCATTGTATACCTTGAGAGGAGTGCTGCCAATCAACACCATTTTTAAATTCCAAATGTCCTGCTTTTATATTGTTATTATCAGGGTCATCTGTTAATTGTATAAAGTTTTTATGAGTATTACCAGTTTCATATGATTGTATTTTTCCTGTAGTTATCGTAGATCCATTTATAGATGTATATCCACTATTAGCTACAGTATTTGTAAATAAAGATAATCCATTAAAAGTATTTGCCTTTGATGGTGTACTGTAATTCCATGTGACAGAACCACCCGTGGCTATACATGTTCCTTCTCTAACCCACAATTTAACAGATGAGTTTGTTCCAAAGGAACTAACTTCTGGCATATCTGTCGTCCAAGTGGTTGATGCAGGTATATCACTTGCACTTGTAATTGATGAACTAACTAATGCATATTCTGTTCTAGATCTTACTCTCTGTGCTGCGGTAGAAGCTAGTACCCAATCAGATGCACTATAGCTTTGTCCAGTGGTTTTAGAATTTATACAAATACGTAAATCAACACCATTGCTCCATAAATCACCCTCATTGTATGGAGGAGTGATTGGTGAATTATTGGTATAATGAATATCTTTTTTACCGTCTATTTGATCAAAAACTTCTTTTGGAACATTTTGTTGCTGCCAAGTATAATTATCACTCCATCTATATGTAGCATTCTGCTTAAAATTAGCAGTTGTAGTTCCTGTATAATACCATAAGTCACCTACATGCTGTGCTTTTACTTCATTAGTGTTCCAACTACTTGATGGATCTGCTGATTGATACCAAGTTTCTATTTTTGCATCGATAATTCCATCTTCAATATCATCTAATATATCCTGAAAATCACCATTAACCCAAGTATTAAGTACTATTTGAGAGGCATTAGTAGCTTTGTTCAAATCTATATAGTTTGAAGCTAATGTCCAATCTGTTGCTACATAATCACCACTACTCTTTGTAGTTATACAAATTTTTATATCAACACCATTACTCCACAAATCTCCCTCTTTATAAGGTGGAGTAGGTGTAGTTGAACCAGTTGTATAATAAATATCCTTCTTACCATCTATCTTGTTAAACACTGCATTAGGTACATTTTGCTGAATCCAATCATATGTGGAAGAATTAGTATATTGGAAATACCACGTTGTATTATCTGTAGTATTATACCATAAATCTCCGTGATGTATCCTTCTTTTTTCATCTGTATTCCATATACTATAGTTAGTTCCAGAAGGGGCAGATGACTGATACCAAGTTTCTGCTTTATTATCTAATTGGCTCTGTAAATTTGATATATCTACATTATAATTAGATGTTATCCAAGAACTCAAAGATGTATCAGCAACAGAAATCCAAGATGAACCGTTCCATCTATACATTTCATTATCTTTATCTGTTGCAATAAATAAATCACCAGTGTCTAAACCTGTTGTTGGTCTATTATTATAGGTATTAACATAAGTCATAATCTTTCTATCAGCTGTAGATTGTGCATTTGAAGCTGCAGTTAATGCTGATTGAATACCTGCGTCTCTAACTGGTTCCCAACTAGTGCCATCCCACCTTTTAAGCGTATTATCGTTACCAGTATCTATCCATAAATCACCCTTAGCCGTTGCAGTAGGAATATCAGAATCATAAAATGTAGTTATTTTTTGACCCAAGGTACTATTAGTACTAGTTACAAATTGTGCATAAGTACCATCTCTAAATGATATAAAAGCAGAATCATTTGTGTAATTATTATACTGAGTCCAACTACCATTTACATAAGTAAGAATAGGATCATTAACACTCTTGAACCATAAATCACCCTTTCTGGCATTTGACGGAGTTTGTGCTCCAGTAAAAATAGTTGCTTTTCCATTAACAGTATTCATAACAGCTGATGGAGGAGTTGCGGTTATTTCTTGCCAAGCTGATCCATTCCATCTATAATATTTTTGCACGCCAGAAGTTGAATCATACCAAATATCACCTTCATGATTAGAATACTCATCTGTACTCCAATCATTCTTTGGATTATCAGTTTGATAATATGTTTCTATTTTTGAATCTTGTAAACCACTTATACTTGTATTAATGGTACTTATACTTGAATTAGTATTAGATACAAATGTATTATACTGGTTTGATATAAATGAAGTAAGTGAAGAATCATCTGTATAAATACCAGCTTGCCAGTAAGAACCATTAAATGTTAATGTTACTGTTTGATTGTCTTTCCAAGTATTCGCATTATTAACTTGAACTCCATTAGAATAAATACTATAATAACTAATATCTGCGTCGTTACTAGCACTCTTAATTCCAAGAGTTGTATTAGTTGTAGAAGCATGTTTATTAGTAAATTTACAAAGTATGGAAGTACCTTTTCTTATAATGCAACCATTTATAATAACATCTTTACCACCTGGTGTACCGGCAGTTGAACAATCAGCTGAATAAGTAATAGGTTGATCCATTAATATCCATTTAGTACCGTCATACATAAATGTCATAATAGCTGTTTTAGTCCATACTAATTTATTAGTACTAGATACTATAGCATTATTAATATATACATCTTTAGCAGAAGAACCTCCTACTTGTAGTTTTAACGTGTCTGTTGTAGAATTCGTATTAAATTTAATTGCTATAGTTAATCCTTCATATAATGAAGAATTTGATGTTATTTCACTACATGTAATAACTTTTGTAGCAGTACTATAGGATGTACTTGATGTACCCCATAATGTCTTACCATCTTCTCCATCTGTTACAGTATAATCAAAAGTAGAATTATCATCAAATGTGATTCTATAAGTTTTATCATTACCAGAAGTACTAAGTAATGTTACAGATTTTATTCCTTTACCATCTTCGCCTTCTGCTTTTACATTGGTACTAGATCCATTAATATACCAATAACCATCGTTTCCGATAGTAGGAGAATATCCTTGAGGACCTCTATCTCCATAAACACCAATTATTCTTGCCTTTGTAGAATCACCTTGATCGGCTGTTTTAGAATAATGTATAACTTGATAATTCCAAAGATATTTATTAGTAGCATCAGGAACTACTAAAGTATTTTTCTGCCAACCAGAAGACCCTGGATTAGTAGTAGTACGGGTTGTTTGATAGAATTCATCAATAGAAGTTATACTATTACCATCTACACCATTAGTACCATTCGTCCCATCAACTCCAAAATGTCCTATTATAATAGGAACAGTAGAGCTTATTTCATTGTCATTTTCATCTAATACAGTTTCATAATTCCAAAGATATGGTTTATCTTTAGTTATTTGTTGTATTGTAGGTGTCCATCCAGGAGTTGATTTATCAACACCTGTAGAAAGATTAGTAGCTAAGTATGAATTTACAACGTCATTTACACTAACACCATCTTTACCATCTTCAACAAATTTTACTGCGTTTCCCCAATCTGAAGTCGATATAGTATCTGTTAGTGCAGTATTTATAACAGAAGCTGATCTAGCCCAGCAAGGATTTCCATCTACTTGTGGTATTTCTTTAGTCCACCCATTTGAATTATCAGGTGATAATGCTCCGGTTGAGAATGTATATGTCATAGTACTAGTTGGTTTATCACTAGTAGTTGGAGTAGTAGCAGATCTTTTATATACTCTTACAACAGCTTGATTTAATCCATTTTCTATTATTTTATTTGGACCAGACCACTCAGAAGAAGCAATAGTATCTTCAGCTTCTGAGCTTATAGCTGATGCGGAAATTACCCACCCAACATATTCTGGATGTGAGCTATTAATTGATGGTAATGTTTTTACCCAATTTCCTACTGAATCAGTATAAGAAGTACTACTACCAACTTTAAATTTACCATCTTCAAATCTATAAGTAACATCAGAAGAAGGAAGTGATGGAGCTGAAGCTGTTCTTTGATATAATGTAATAGAAGCTTGATTTAATCCATTAGTACCGGATACACCTGATTTTGTTTTAGTAATAGAAGTTTTATTATCGGAAAATAAAACTTTAGTCCAAAGCCAGGACCCCTCTGGAACTTCTGGAGCAGAAGTATATGGAAATTCACTTGGTTGAGTTTCAGTGGTTGTAACAGCGTATGTTATACTTGTAATGGTAACGCTAGTCCCATCTGTACCTAAATATCTACTCCATTTCCACCCAGAGTTATTATATGCTGGGGCTGTTTGCTCTATACCATTATAAACTCCTATATAAGGTCTAGAAGAACTAGGAGATACATCATAATTAGATCCATCTGCATTAGCAGAATATCTTATATGTGTATAATATTGAGTAGCTGATTGACCATTTTCTACAAGCTTAACAGGAGTTGCCCAATTAGAAGAAGTTATATTTACTTCATCATCACTACTTATAACAGAAGCAGTAGTTATATAGCAAGGATTAGAATTAGAATTAGTAGAAGGTATATCTCTACTCCACCCATTTACGTTTGTAACTACAGAACCATTTATAGATAAAGTTCCATCACTAAATTTATAAGTTGACGTTGTTGAAGGTTTTGTTACAGAAGTACCATTTGCTATTCTCTTATACAAATTTATTGTAGCATGATTTAATCCAGGATTTCCATCTTGACCATCTTTAACAAAAATAACAGGTTCAGACCATGCGAGTGTATCTGAAGTTGAAGTTCTACTTACAGCAACCGCTGAAGATACCCAGCATTGTTCTGTTCCCTCAGGAATTTCTCTAGTCCAAGATCCTAACGAACCTACAATTTGTTTTGTACTAAAATTATAAGTAGTACTAGTTGGAACATCAGAAGAAGATAAAGTAGAAGAAGTTCTTCTATATATATTTAAGGTTGCTTGATTATATCCATCTAAACCCTTTTCACCGTCTTGTGTCATAATAACCCAGTTAGTACCATTATAAATATAAACTTTATTATTAGATGTATTTCTATAACACCAATTTAATTCTGGGTTATCTGGTGCTGAAGAAGCTTCACCTTTCCATACTATAGAACTTCCATCTTCTCCTAATGCTTTAATACCTGTACTAGTTCCATCTATATACCAAAAATTATTTTGAATATATGGTGTTTTTCCATCTTTACCATTTTCAGCTAATATTCTAGGCGTGGTCCAACCACCATTTGGAGTAGTTCCACCGGGTATTGTATATTGTAAATCAGTGGATATAGCAAGCGCAGAAATAATATAAATAGGATTAGTACCTGAAGGAACTTGCTGAACCCAATTTCCTAATCCTTGCCCAGTAACCGCACCAGTTGAAAATGTATAAGTTAAATTTTGAGAAGGGGCTTGTGGTGTACTTGCTGCTCTTTGATACAAATAAACTATAGCAGATGTTTTACCATCTATTCCGTTACTTCCTGGATCTCCATCTTCTCCATTTTCTGATAATATTACAGGAGTTGACCAATCTTGATAAGTAATATTATCTGTATCAGTTTTACTATAAGCAATAGCTGAAGTTATATATAAAGGATCTGTTCCAGAAGGAACTCTATCATACCACCCATTTGGTAATGAAACTAATGATTTATCAGCGAAATCATACGTCAGTGTATTAGTCCAATCTATTACAGCTGTTGAAGAATTTCTTTGATATAAATAAACTATAGCAGTATTTCCACCATCGGAACCTTTTATTAAACTCCAATTATAATCTTGTGGTCTTGTTGAATCCGCTGAGGTAGAATCATAATAAACACCTATATAGGCTTTACCAGTACTTACAGATGTACTAAAATCTTGTGTTCCATCTGCACTGTTAGCCCAAGCTATATGGATATAAGAATTTGTTCCATCTTCACCTGGCTGACCTGGTTGGCCATCTTCACCATCTTCCCCGTCAACAATAGTTACAGTAGAATCTTGTGTACCATCTGAAAATACTATTGTAGTTGTACCATCAACTTTAGTGCTACTTTTTACATATATACTTTTACCATCTTGACCATCTGTTCCTATATATGATTTTGATATAGCAACACTGCCGTCACTATAAGTTGTTTTTATCCATAACCAATCTCCTTTTGAAGTAACTGGTATATCTGTACCAAAACTACTATCTGGAGGTTGAGTATTTCCATCTCTATTAGTAGCATATTTTGTACTACTAACAGTTACAGATGACCCATTCTCTAATACACCAATAGAAATTATAGCTGCTTGATTAGTCATGCCACTATTAGTATATAATATACATTTAATAAATTTTGCCGAACTAGTAGGAACATAAGTTTTTGAAAGTTCTCCAGAGGAACTAGAAGTATATTTATCTGTCCAATTTATACCATTTATAGATTCTTGTATTTTAAACCAACCAGTATACGCATTATAATTTCCATCACCAACTTTTTTATAACTATAAAAAGTTATATTTGCTGGATTTAATGTGGTTCCAGTTTTTATAATGCTACTAGTAGAAGATTCTATCATGTATAATACTGAAGAATTTTCAGCAGCAGAATTTATATTTGAATATAATAAATCATCTCTTGTAAAAGAAATACTTGCTTTTTTTCTCATCAATTAGTTCCTTCTAATAAGTGTAATAACAGTTTATATTTATTGAATAGTGAAATGAACTGAAATTTATAGTTACAGATTTACCACTATTCGCTATCAAAATCTCTTCTCCATAAGTATTACTTGAAGTATTTGTATCTATCATATACCATGAAAATGCTGAATCTGAACAAGAATTTGTAATATCTACATTATTCTCATATACGTGTATATAAAATGTAACTGTAGAATTTGTTGAGTTAACAGAAGAAGTTAATTCTGTGTATATAGAATCAGGTAATAAACTACTGTCTATTATAGAATTAGCATTTATACTTCCTGTTATGGATAATGAACTACCGTCCCATACAATGCCTTGATTTGTAGTTGGATTTGTATAAGAAAAAGTTCCATTACCCAGATTTATGTAGGAATTTCTATTAGAACTATAAATATTGTCAGTGGTTAATTGCTGTGCAGTAATTGTACCAGTTTCTATACGACCACCATAAATTAATGTTTCATCTCCAGGAGTTAATAAACTACTTTTAAATCTAGCTAATGCATCAATAGCTAATTCTCCACTAACATCATATGTTAATACAGTACCAATAGCTGGTTCATCTGGTAATGAATTTGCTGTTGCCCTAATAGTTAATCTTCCATAACTATCATCTGAAGTATCTTCAGGATCTTCTCCTGTATTTCTAACTGTTATATATAAGATGTTTCCAGCTTGAATTTCACCGTTATAACCATTTAATAAATCTCTGGACCAAATTCCTGAATACCCTTGTTGACAATAAATTCCTACTTCTGCTTCTGTCCAAGCAACATCTTTATAAAATATTGATGTAGTTGTTATGCCTATCTCTGCATCTATTTCATCTTTTAAGTTTAATAATCTTTCATTTATATCTAAATCTATGGTTGTTTTTAATTCAGATAAATAATTTTTTAATGAAGTATTAAACGAGACCCAATGATAATGTGATGGTATTAAAGAAGGAGAAGGATCTGTGGAAACATTTATGCCTAAATACTCTCCTTGAGTAGAACCTAAAGTATCTTTATCTGTAGTTAATGAAACATGTAAAGTATCTAAGTATTCTTTTGAAATATATAATTTATAATCTAAATAAAGATCACCACTTATCTGTGAACTATTTGTTATAGGGATAGTAGATAAATTTTCATCTTTATTTACTTTTTTTATTACATTTCCATCAGAATCAAAAACAGTTAATTCTTTATTTATAGTAGAAGTTATATCTACATTATTATCATCTATTATCGACCAATTTATAACTCTACAAGTCTTATCAATTTGTATACCTTTTATATCTTGATCTTCATCATAATATGGTCTACAAAATATATTACCGTCTTCAGATGATTCATAATACTTATTAGAGAATAAACTAGTAAATGTTAACCCATTGTCATTAGAATATTTTACATGAGTATATACATTTGTATTATTTATTTTTTCTATATTATCTCTAATGGAAGTTAATGAAGAATCTACATTTCCAACAGAAATATCTGAATCACTAGTTTGATCTCTATATAATAATCCTAGTATGATAGGTTTACTTAATTCACCATTTTCGAATGAAATTAATACAACATCATTTACACTATATGCAATATCTATTCCTGGTATGGTACATACAATACCAGAAGCTAAATCATCTGTTTTTACACTATACGTAGCTGATTGTATTTTATCATATTTCGGTATTCTAACCTTATAATTATATTTATCTATAACTTGTGCTATTATACCTTTTTGAATCATTTATTTTCCTAAGTTACAACTCTTCCATCTATAGTTATATATTGATCATCACCAGCAACTCTTAATAGACTTAACTTTGTTCTAAATCCATTTCCTGATAATGAATCTTCTTGTCCAGTTACTATGTATACACCGGAAGAATTTCTTTTCTGACCAAAGTAAAAAACATTTACTTTTATATAATTTAGCAATAATGTATATGTAGTTAGACCTTTTACTTCTAACGTAGCTTTCACTGGAAATTCAGTAACATTAGTCCACCAATTTTTATCCGTTGTATTAGCACCTTTAGTACTAGCAATGGATTTTATATTAGAAGTTAATTGTTTTGAAGAAACTTTTCCAGCGTTGTCTATATCATAATCGTATGTTGTAAATCCACCAGCATATTCATACGCCAATGGCCAATTAAAATCTGTATCTACTGAAAAATTATATACTAAAGAATTTTCGTCTGGATAATTAATATCTACTTCATACATAAATGGAAAAGCAGATGCTGATAAATTTGTTTTTATTTGTTTTATTCTAAAGTAAGATTCATTTCTTGAATTATCATCTATATTCATATAATATATAGAATCATTAAGTTTATTATCTTTACTAGTAATTGGAGTCATATATGAAACTAGTTTATTCATATAGTTTAATGGAGTAGTATTTGTTACTGCATCGATATATACTTCCATATCATTAGAAGGAATTAGATTATTTGAATTTACAAATGACCTATTAGCCATTCCAGGAAAATAATCTAATAGTTCTCCAGTATCATATAACATTTTATTTATAATAGTACTTGGTTTAGCTGTTACTGAAGAATAATTTCTTCTATTTATAGAAGACATAATAGAAGAACTAGTTGCTTGTAATGTATAGTTAATTCTATTATTAAAAAAATCAAAATTACTTTTAGCATTTACTAATAAAGCATTTATATCTCTATAAGCAACGCCGGCTTCTGAGTCACCGTATTCTATCTGAATTTTATTATACCCATTTTGTGATATTAAATTATCTATATAATTTGGATTATCACCTGGATAAATTTGGTGAGTTAAATTTATTGTATATTCATTTAAAGAACCATTTGTCTTAACAGTATTAATACTATTTAAATAATTTGGATAATTTTTATTTGTATAAGATCCAATAGTCACACCACCTAAAGTTATTTTTCCGTAAGGTGCTTCTACATAATTTACAGTACAAGGTAAATATGATCCAGATATGTTGCCGTTAACTTTTGTCTGTGGTTTTTTAAAGTTAGAAGCAGACTGAATATTAGGTAAAATTATATCTGGAATTACTGCTGGTTTTTCTATACTAGAAACATTTATACTTGATAAAAATTGCTTTGTTGCTTGCTGTCTTGCCCTTAAAGCTTTTTGTTCTTCTGTTTCTTCTTGATCTTCAAGATATTTATAATTATCTGACGAATATAACTGCTCTGGATGAACTTCTAGAATTAACTCATCAGCAGATGCATATTCACCATCAGCTGAACCGTCTAAACTATATTCTCCTCCAGGCCAATTAGGTCTCGCTATTCCTCCTACGGAACCACCATAAAATACTATAAGATCACCGGCTGCTGTTCCTGATGGGACATTAATAGTTCTAGAGCCTACTTTATCACTGTAGTTTCCCTCAACTGTGGTTGCTTTTCCATTCTTAACAGAAGCGACTATGCCAACATGAGTAGTCGGCCCTCTTGAGGCTTTTTTAATCCACTTCCCACCTTTTCCTACTGCGTCTGCAGCTACTAAATAGGCATTAGCGTTTTTAGGTATTATATTATTATTTCCAAATGCTTTATGACAACACCAAGAAACAAATATTGCACACCAAGCAACACCATTACTTCCAAACCATTCACCATATTTCTGTCTATTAGTTCCAGATTCTTTTGTTCCTATTTCTTTCTTTGCTACTTCTACAAATTTTTGAGCCGCAGTACCTTTAGTTCCACCACCGCTAGTAGGGGAAGCTGAGCCACCAGAGCCTAAATCTTTATACGTAGGAGCCCAGTCTGTAAAATGAATTGATCTTCTCTGATTAGCTGTTAGATATATAAAATTACCATTATAATCAAATCCAGCAGATTCAGTTTCTGAATAAGTTACTTTTACTGTACCTATATAAGCTCCGGTTGTATGCTTGTACAGATCTATTATACCATGACTACTATAAAATTGTAGTTTATATATTATACCATTGTAACCGGCTACATCTTGACCTTGACCACCAGCACCTGCAGCTTTTCTAAAATGTTTATAAGATCTTTTACCAGAGCTTTTTGTAAACTCTGAATATGAAAATATATATATATTTTTCCCACTTGTACAATAAAATTTATTTACTGATTTATCATAAGCTACTCCAGAAACACCTACTGGCAGATTAAATGTTCTTTGTTGCTTAAAATTTTGATTTAATACAACTATTTGTTTTCTTTGGCTTCCATTATTATATCCAGTACAATAAATCATACCATCTTTATCACAATAGGTAGCACCATTGCAGTGCCCTAAACTATGATTAACTGTATCTGAGCCCTTTATATACCCATTCTTCTTTGTGTATTTTCTACAATGAGCAGTATGTCCAGAATTATATTGGTTATGAAATACAGCTACCACCGATCCTGGAAGCACGCACATGGACTGCGGAGTACCTGGATTTCCCCCGCCTGGTAGTTTTATATTTTTTATTCCTTTATTAGAAGCTGTAAATGTTTTAATATATTTTCTACCCAATTTAATTTCCTACTCTAAGTAAAGTTAGTGTAGTGGTATAACCAGAACCAGATATAGAATCAGTTTGATCAGTAACTACATATACACCACTAGCTATATCTTTTTGACCATAAAATAAAGTATTAACTCTTATATATGTCATAAGCATGGTTGGGACGGTTAATCCCTTTAATGTTAATTTTGCAGATATAGGGAATTCAGTTAATGATTTCCACCAATTAGAATTTATAATACTTTCTGTTAAAAACTTATTATCACTATGTAATGAGTTACTTTTTGATGATAAAACATTTCCGTTATTATCTATTGAATAATTCCATCTTGGTATTTTATCATTATACTCATATACTAAAGGCCAATACATATTATCACATAATTGGAAATTAGTTACAAAATTATCTCCTGGATAACCTACATCTACTTCATATAATACATTAGTAGAAGTCATACCAGAAATTTCAGAAACTTTAAATAACGCGCCATTAGGACTATTATCATAAGTTAAAAAGTAACTTGAAGTTTTAACATCATTAGTCATGCAACTAACAGCATGTCCTAAATAAGTTAGAGGCGTTGTATTAGTCATACCACCTATAGTAACTACTGCATCATTAACTGGAATTAAATTATTAGAAGTTACATAAGATCTATCTGCCATTGCTGGAAAAGCTGTGGTTAATTGTTTACTTATCATACCTTTATTATACAGTAAATCATTTATGACTGTTGAAGGTTTCCCAGTTACTTCTTTAAAATTAAAATAAGACTGATTAGAACTTACAACAGATGATATTGCTTGTATTGTGTAAGATATAGAAGAAGAGGATACACTATCATTCGATTTAACATCTGTTATAACAGCATCTTCTTCCTTAAAAATAAGTCCTGGACTTGAGCAATCACCATATTTTATCTTCAATGGATTTAAATAACCAGTGTAACTTACTAAGGAATCTATAAAATTAGGATCTTCTCCTGGTCGTATTTGATAATTTAAATTTATAGTATAATAAGTTATCTTACCATTTATTTTCTGAACTGACATAGAAGTTATATAATTAGGAAATTTATCTCCTGTATTACCATATCCTCCTATAGTCACACCATTAAAATTTAATTCTATATAAGGAGCCTCTACTAAACTTGGATAAGAAGTTAATGAAGCAGTACCAGATTTTCCTGAGAATAAACTTGGCTTGAATACAAAATTTGACGAAGCTACTACATTAGTACCAGTTACTTGTACGTCAGTAGGGATTATACTGGAACCAGAAGATAAATTAACTGACATATTAGTTAAAAATGATTTAAGCTCTTCGTTATGTGCTTTTCTAGCTTTCTCTTCTTCCGATTCTACTTCTTCTTGTTCAAACCATTTATACTTTTCAGAAGAAAATAATTGATCTATTGTAGTAAGAACTATAGCTCCACCAGAATCAACACCCATTATGGCTTCACCATCTTCTCCTACAACACCACCTCCATCTATTGGATATGATCCACCCGGGAACTTCGGTCTAGCTACTCTATATATTGCTGATATATCTCTAGTTCCTGATACAACTCTATCTGTAGATGGTCCAGCATTTCCTTCAATAGTATATAATGTTTTACCTTTAACTTTTTCTATTATACCTACATGGTCAGCTAATCCATTATGATTAGGATCTGTAGTAAATATATCTCCAGGTTTACATTTTGCAGCATTCTGCTCATTCTTTGCAAAACTTCCTTTGAGTACCCAACTTCCACCACATTTAGTTACTGTATATTCTTGAAGATAATGTGCCATAGCAGAAGTTTTTGGAATTGCTTTATTATTCCCGAATGTTTTATTTGCACACCAGGCAACGAACATAGCACACCATGATTCTCCATCCATACCAAACCATTTTCCATATTTTACATGGTTGTTTCCTGTCTCCTTTGTACCAACTTCTTTTTTAGCAGTAGCAACAAATGCTTGAGCGCCTGTACCCATTTTAGTAGTTGCTGAAGTTGTTTTTGCATTTGCTGAATTACCACTAGAAGGATTTGAAGCACCCCCAACATAAACCCAGGCATGTCCTCTAGACCCATTTTTTCTAACCATAATATCACCGGGTTTTATACTAGAGCTATCTGCATGAAATGCCATCTTTTTTAATTTACCATTTAAGGTTAAAGCATACATGTAAGTATCGTATGATGCACATCTAACAGCAGAAACACCTGCATATTTGCAGATTGCAGTTACTAATCCTGTACAATCTACTGGGACTGATTTTGCCTTGGCACCAGGTCTTCTTAATTTATTTATCTCACCTTCTTTTACTTTTTTTACCCAGGTAACATTTTTATTTCTATAAAAATATGCTTGACGACCTTCATAAGCTGCAAATGCACCTTTTAAGATAGCATTCTTTACTTTCTCAGAAGTTGGTCTAAATACAAAAGCTCTATTAAGTTGTTTCCCATATTGTCTATGTCTGCAACCTTTTCCGGTCATATCAATGACCATTATCTTCTTGCCCATTAATTAGCACCAACCCTTGTTAAAGCCAACGTAGTTCTAAATCCTTCTCCTGATAATGTATCTTTCTGACCAGTTATTACATACACACCACTTGTTATATGCTTTTGACCATAAAAAACTACATTTACTAAAATATAATCCATAAGCATAACTGGTTTCATTAATCCTTTTAATGTTAATGAAGCATTTATAGGAAAATGAGTCATTTGAGTCCACCAATTCTTTTGTATTTCATTTAATACTGACGATGAACTAATTAGATTAGGAGAATAATTTTTTATTTTATTACCACTATTATCTATGGAATAAATGTATTCATCTGATACTGAAGCATTCTCATACAATAATGACCATGCTAATTGATTATCAACATTGAATCCCATAACATAATTATTATCTGGATAACCTACAGTTACTTCAAATATATTATTCGTATTATATTCATTTAAAACTGTATTATTAAGTTCTCTTATATTAAAATATGATCCACCCATAGAATTATCAAAATCATTTTCATAAGATATATAATAAGTAGATTTTCTAATTACATCAGTAGTAGCATTAACTGAGTTACTCATTAAACTTACTAAATAATTTAAATATTCTACTGAATTTATATTTGTTTTTGATTCTATATCTAATACAGCATCGTTAGTTGGAATTAAATTCTTCGAGTATACTAAATCTCTATTTCTCATACCAGGAAAAGCATCCAATAATAATTTAGATGTTTCAGGTATATCATATAAAATAGAATTTATAACATTAGAAGGTTTATTTACTGATGCTGTAAAATTAACTTTATGAGATGTAACTAATTCATTAGCAGATGTAGCATATATAGTGTATGATATTTTATTACTAACGTAGTCCCTATTCATAGAAACATTTGTTATAATTGCTTTCTCATCTCCATATACTACATTTGAATTATAATCTCCATACTTTATCCCTATCTTATCATATCTTACACTAGATAATAATTTATCTATAAGATTAGGATCTTCACCAGGACGTATTTGATGAACTAAATTAAAAGTATATTTATTTATCTCACCATTTATTTTATCTACTTCTAAACTTGATATATGATTTGGAAATTCGTCTACAGAATTTTTATAAGTACCGATAGTTCTTCCATTAAAATCTATCTCAACAAATGGAGCTTCTACCATAGCAGCAGATATAGGAAATACTGAATTAGTATTTTTTATTAATCTACCTCTTGCTGAAGAAGTAGAAGGCATACTAATATATGAATCAAATACTGCGACAGTAGAATGAGTATCATCTAATTTTATATTTTTTAAAAAGTCTTTAGTAGATTGCTGTTTAGCTTTTAATGCTTTTTGTTCTTCAGATTCTTGAGCTTCTGCTTCTTCTAACCATTTATAATTATTTGAGGAGTAAAGTTGAGAACTTCTTTCCTGCATATTAACGACAGCTTGAACATACTCATCTTCGTATATTCCTTCACCGTCGCCAGCACCTGACATTCTTTCGTCCCATGTCTTTGCATATTTAACTCTCGCAGACATGTTTGGAAGACCAGCTCTCTCAAACTTCTTTTCAAACTGCTCAGTCATTTCCTTTAAACTGAGCGATTCATTTTTTAGAACTTTATTAGCTGATTTTTCAGAATTCTTTAATTCATAAACTAAGTATGCTACTTGGCCATCAACACTATCCCATCTCTTAGCTTTTGAGTGTTCTTTGGCATATTTTTGCATCTTAGTTTTTCTTCCGAAAGTCCATTGACATAAACCTTCAGAACCATTTCCATCAAAGCTACCATTAGTCTTTACTCTGATACCAGATTCTTGCTGCATATTTCCAAGTACTGCACAGCAAGCTTTATGTGAATACCCATAACCTTGTAATTCAAAATAAACTTCAGCGCCTGTACCATACTTCTTTATATACCATGATTTATCATGAGCCGCTGATCCACCAGCCCCAACACCTTTTCCTGGAAATGTGATATACTGTAGACCATAACTACTACTATTAAATCCATGTGCCCAAGTGGAACCAAAATAACCTATTTTATTATCGCAAGGATCTATAATATAAAAATCAGAATCTTTTACATTATTCTCATTCTTACCGTCTCTAACCCCAATAACACATACATAATGATTAGCGTATGAGCCTTTAGTTGCTACTACAACTGGTTTTCCCTTTTTTAACTCCGCTATAATAGCTTTATATCTACTTTTTACAGATCCACCACTATGAGATGTAACTTTCATAGTACCCCATTGACACATTGCAAAAGTGCCACCGTTGTATTTATTAGCTACAGCTTGATGTGATGCTGGGTTTCCTGATACTCTACATTTTTTTTCTAATATAGTATACCCATACGCAACCGCATATACCCCACATTGCTGAGACCCTTGTTTGCCTAATACTTTTTTAATTAATTGCTCATTATAACTTAATATCATATAAGCCTTCTTAATAATGTTCAAACTGTAAATTCTTACCCCTAGAAGGTAAGTATAAAATATCTCCAGGTTTTGGGTTTACAAATGGATCTATAATTCTATTATAATCACAAATAATCCAATACATAGTTGGATTATTATATTTTTCTAAAGCTATTGAATCGTATGTATCTCCTTCTTTAACAGTATAAGCTTCGTAAT